TTGTATTTTTTGATGATAAGATTTTACGCCACGGCTGAAACGTATTTACATTCCAGTTTACAGACCTGACATAAAAATCGGAGTTATGCGTTATGCTTAATTGTGCACAAGCATCAGTTGAATCGTTAATATCTAAATTAATAATTGCCTGAGAATCGTTGTCTGGATAGTCTCCAGCACTTGAAATATTATTACCATTATTTTGCCAATAAAAGGCATTACCACTTCCTCTCAATGTTGATAATTTTTGACTTCCTAATCGAATTGACTTTCCAACTCCAAATGCACCGACTTCCATCACATTCCCGGCAGCGGTACCTACATAACGACTAGCTGCATGGGTATTATTTGTGAAGTTTTCATTAACTTTTGCGCCAGTAGAGCGGAATGTATCACCGCCTGCGCCAGTCGGTGCCGTACCTAGATTTACTGTTTGAATTGTCATTTTCTTACTCGCATAAAAAAAGCCCCTAAAAAGGGGCTTCAAAAGGGTTTAAATTAAGGGTAAAAGACTTGGGTGAATGTCGTAGAAATTTGCCAAGTGTCACCGCCAATTTGGCGAGGCTGATATTCACCTGTTTTAACTCGAACTTCACCATCTAAAGGCGATTGCCAAAGGAAAGAATCAGCACCTTTGTGTTGATCAAAGAATGCTTTTATCTGCATGATTTCAGCTTTGTATGCAGTTCTTTGATATGACCACTCACCCGATTTATTGTTTATACCAACAGAAGTAGTTTGCTCATAACCATCACCAAATTTTGTTGATAATGTATTAAAGCGTTGAGTTTGATTGTTACCATCAAGGTCACATTCAAATGTAAATTTAAGACCACTCATAAATTTTACTCACAAAAAAAGCCCGCATTTTGCGAGCTTTTAATAGCCATATTTAAAATATGACCAGATTAATAAAACTATACCGTAAATAGCATAAAAGTGGAAACTTGTTAGATCATTACTTTGATAATAACCCACCCTGTCGCTGCTCTTGACGGATTACTGTCCTTATAGCATTTCCAAGCATTTGACCGAGCTGCTTAGAATCATTTTGAGTATTGATTTTACTTGAACCATCAGAATTAACCGTGACATAAACATTGATCGGAATATCACCCGAACTGCTTTGAGTTTGATTTGAATTAATAGCATCAAACTGACGTGCCTCCCTTCGAGTTGCGATTATGTCAGTAGTGTTGTTAGAAACATAACCTCCGTTCGCATAACCACTTGGTTTGCTTTGACGCATGCTTTCAACAACGCTTACACCGCCCCAGCGTTTGATATCTTCTTGAGACCAAACAACCTCACCTTTATGCACAATCCCTGCTGGAGTATGTTTAAGTCCATTACCTGTATAACCACCATCCGCAAAACCTTGCGGCGTTGCAGCTTGGATTAATGTAATAAAACTACTTGATTTAGCAGTTGCTATTGCAGCCTCAGCCAATTTGTTCCAAACGGTACCTTGGGCATTTGCATATGCATCAGATGCAGCTTTCCAAACATTCATACCAGCTTGAGCCAAAGCAAAGGCCTTTTGAGTTGCAAATAAAGTTTTATAAGCCGTTGATGATTCTCCTAGAATTGCACCAAACATTCCTGTAAATGCACCAGTCACCGCTTGAGCTTGTGATAACTGTAGATTCAATGAATCGTTCTGATAAGTTGATTCAATCATCTTTAATCGCTCAAAGTGTTCTTTCATTATTTGTTCACGTTGTGCATTCAGAGCCACCATATCTGCATTTGGATCTTTAGCTTGAATATCGAGTGCAGCTACTTGAGTATTTGCTAAATTTAAAGATTGAGCCCTCCGATCAGTACGTGATTGGTTTAGCTGGTATTGTTGACTATTACCCGTCATATCAGCTTTAGTCTGATCCCAATTTTTACTAGATTGAAAAGCCTTATCTAGAATCTCTAGACGTTCTTGCGCCTTAGATAAAGACAGACGTTCCCGTCGCTCTTCCTCATCTTTAGTAGTTAATGCAATCTGTTCCCGTTCAATACGATACCTTTCCTTAATAGCATCAACTTCTGAATACAAGAACTGTCTGGCCTGAAATAAACGTTGCTCTCGAGCTATCTGAATTAGTGCTAATTCTTGTTGCAGTTGTTTTGCAAGTAAATCTACTGCCGCTTTTCTTTGTTCCTTTGTTAATTCTAGATCATGAGCAGCTTCAAACTGACGTTTTGCAAAACTGTCTGTTAAAAGCTGTTCTTCTGTTTTTAAAAAGTCACGGTAAGAATCTAGCTTAGACTTTGTGGCTTGCTCTGCAATTGCAATATCATTATCTGCACGAGCTCGTAGCTCAGCCTTAATTTGCTCTTTACGCTCAGGACTAAAATTAGCTTTATCAACATCTTCAAGTTTTTTAGCAAGATCATTTCGGATCTTAGTAACTTGATTGGCAACTTCATTTTCAAGCTGAAGACGTAACTTAGCTTGTTCTTCAGCTAACTTGGTGTTGTCCTGAAGTAATTTATCAAAATCTTTCGACGATATATCTCCCGCTGTATAACCATTAACGCCTGCCATATAGCCTTGGTAATCTTTCCAGTACTGGTTATTATTTTTACCAATACCCTTACCCTTCATTACATTACCTTCACCTGCGTGGTAGGCTCTGACAGCTTTTTCTAAATCTCCCTTGAAAAGTTTTAAAAGGTAAGACATGTACTTACCTGCACCTTCAGCAGACTGAGCTAAGTCATAGCGGTCTTTTACACCATATTGCTTTGCTGTGCCTGCAAGAAACTGGAATCCACCTGTTGCACCAGTACTTCTATTGACTAGATCAGTTCGCCCACTGTTACCAGTTTCAATTGCATGAATTGCAGATAAGGTGCCAGCTGGCAAGTTGTACTTCGACTCAATACTAGAAAAATTGTACTTAGCTGCATTTGCTTGAACTTTTGCACTAACACTGAGTACTTTTTGTTGTTTCTCGAGTTCACTCGTATGTTTTCGCTCAGCAGCAGTTAGCTCATCCTTTTTGTCTTTCAGTACATCGAGGGCCTTTTGAGCTTGTGCAACTAAATCCATCTCCTCTTTAGTTACAATTGCAGTAGTACCTGGAGGAGCAACGGCTTGTTTTGCCTTTTGAAGTTCAATAATCTTTTTAACAGTTTCTTCACTGTAGCCAAGATTTAATAACGCCAGCTCTTCATTCGATTTAAGTACTTCTGAACGAAGACTTTCGAAATAACCTTTTTGCGCTTTAGCTGCACGATCGGCTGCGTTAGCATTACCATGTAGCTCATCCGTATTACTCTTTACTTGTACTGCTGCATTTTGTGCCTTATTGCCAGCAAGACTAACTTCAACACCGAATATTTTGAGCTTTTCTGCAGACAAACTTGCTTTAGATGAGTTTTCATCATATTGGGCAGCTTGCTTTTTAAGATTTTCATACAGATCGGTAGGCAGTTTAATTTTATTTAAACGTTCAATGGCTTCCGAATAACTGATTGTTCCAGTTCTTGCATCTTGTGAAATCTTTTCAACCTCTTTATTTCCTCGTGCATAGTTTTCGATATCAATTAAAGCTGCACCAACCGCGAATGAGGATTTTTGTAGTGCTTCATTTTGAGCCTTGAACGCTGTAGTTAAATCATTAACGGCTTTTGCCTTATCATTGCCAGATAATTTTTTTAAAGCTTCATCTGTTCTTTCAGCAACTTTTGCCTGTTCTTCAAGTTTCTGGGTAGCTTTTGCAGCCTTATCTTGGAAATACATATAGCCAGCAGCTAAAGCCGTAATTCCAAGTGTAATTGCACCTATTGGTCCACCTACCAGACCTAAAGCTCTACTACCTAAAGTGGCTACTGTAGCTAATCGAGATTGAGCTACCGAATAAGCTGTTGTAGCAATGGTTGCTTCTTTCACAGCTATATTATGGGCAATTTCAGCAGCGGTTAGTCTTTGAATTGCCGCTGCACGTGCATTTGCACTCAATGCTGCATTATATTCTGCTCGAGCTAAACCTACCTATGTGAGAGTCAATGCAGCAGATTGTCTTGCTCGCATTGCTTCTACACCTAGTAACTGTACTTGAGATTGCGCCTCTGCAAAATTAGCTGCTCTTTGTTGAGCAGACGCGATGATACTAGCTTGAACGGCGACTGTTTTAGTTAAGATAGATTTTGTTATTAAGCCAATTCCAACAACTATTGCACCATCAATGATGACATTTAAATTATTGCCAAGTAACTGAATACCACCAGCTAAGGTTTGTGCTGCTCCCGATCCTTTGCCCGCTTCACCTACAAATTTTGTAATTTGATTATTCAGAAGGGTCAATGACTGCCCAATAGTGATATCTGTTTTAGCAAATAATGCATCAACATCATTCTGAACATTTTTAAGTGCTTTAACGATCTCCTGTGAAGTAATTTTTCCTTCAGCAGCAACAGAACGCAATTCACCAACTGTGATACCCATACCTTGCGCAATTGCTTTTGCTAAAGCTGGTGTTTGCTCCATGACAGAATTTAATTCTTCGCCACGCAAAGTGCCACTTGCCAAAGCCTGCCCGAACTGTACTAAAGCAGCATCTGCTGCTGACGCGCTTGCACCACTAATTGCAACAGCCTTAGAGACTGTCTCAGTCAAACGTGCAGTGTCATCCATTGTGAGATTTAGGGTTTTAGCATTGTCACTAAAGCGCTGGTAAACTTGTAAAACTGAATCCCAAGCTGAATAAGTTTTTTGAGCAATATTAAAAGTATCTTCAGTTGCTTTATTTAGCTCAGTTTGGTTTTTAGTAACAAGCTTTAGACGGTTTTGAAGTCCAGTGTAAGCATCCATTTTTGAAACAGCTTCACCCGCAGTAACTAACCCAGCCATATAACCTGCAAGTGTTCGTGTAGCTACCGACAAGCCATCCATGGACTTAGATGCGAACTCACCTTTTCTTTCTATACTATCGAGTTCGTTGCCTAAATTACGCGCATTACGTTCCGCGTTCTGCGAATCAATAACAATGACCAAACGGGATTCTTGTGCCATCTTACTTTCCTCTAGGCAATAAAAAGCCCACAAAAGTGAGCTATGAATTTTGGGCAATAAAAAACCCACTCAAATGAGTGGGTTCTGTTTAAAAATAATTACTAAGCTGGGCAGTTAAACCAGTTCGGTCGTGCTAGAAATCTTTGTGCTTTTTACCAATTCACTAATCAATCAACTTTACACATTTAGCAACAACATCCTGTGCGTATAGACCCTTATCTTTGAAATTACTGTTATACGCACGATCAATATCTCTTAAGCCTTCTTCAATTTCTGCTTTTGGTGCTTTTTTGTCTGCTAGTATTCCATTCCTTAAGCTTTCCTTGGAAACCCCTTTAAGCCTTGCATCCATTATAAGTGACT